AGTTATTGACCTTGCCTCCTAGTGTTTCACTGATTGCTGCTGATGCTCCGGCTACTCCTTCATAGTCTCCCAGGCTAACTAGATAATCTCTTATAGCCTCATTTGTGAACTTAGTCTGGGTTTCGACTCCTTGAAAGCTAAATGTAACCTGATCTCCTGACTTGCTTGCTAGTATTCCAAACTCCTTCAGCCTTTCAAATTGTCCAGTTTGAGCATCAATTATTCCTTCAGCTAATTGGTCGAATGACTTACCTGTTGATGAGGCTAGGTCACCTAGCTTACGCATCTGATTTACATTAGGTGTAAAGCCTTGGTTAGCCAGCTTTACAAACGATGCAGTGAGTTCTTGCACAGAAAAGGGTGTAGTCTTAGCAAACTCCTTAATGCTCTCTAGAGCAACATTAGCAGCAGCTCCGCTACCCAATGTGTTCTTGAGTACTGCACCCATCTTTTCAAACTCAGCAGTAACCTTAAACACTGACTGAGCAAAGCCAACTACAGCTTGAATGCTGAATGCTCCGGCTATGGCTGGGCCTATTGGCCCTAGGTTCTTAAGAAAGCCATCAATGCCACCTCCTGCTTGCTTGAATGCCCCAGACATCTTACTGCCTGCATCGGAAGCATTGGAGCTTGTCTTATTAAGTTCTGAATTGAACTTCTTTAGTTCCCTTATTGCATCCTGCTCTTCTGCCGTGATTTTATCAAAGCCCTGCTGTGCCTTGGATAGCTCAGTAGTGTCTATGACATACCTAATCTTAATGTCATTGCTGGAAATAGCCATGTGCTTAATGTTTGCGTCAAAGATAGGAATAAAAAAAGCCACCCGATTGGATGGCTCTTTCGCTCATGAGAACAAACAAATCTAACCCTTTACTCTGTTTTTCTTCTTCTTAAGGTCGCTAATATAAGCATTATAAATCAAGTAGTACTCGTAAACTGGCCTTTCGACCAGATGCTTAATTTCTCTAAGATTTCCACTTGTGATTGCAAACTGCTCATCAAATCGCTGTCGGTGCTGTCTAATGACTGAAGTGTAATAATGTGCTTCAGGTTGTTTATGTTTTGCAGTGTTTCGCCCTGTAAATAGGTCGGGAAATTCTGACTGTACTCTGTCAAAGAGGGCAGATAAGCGTACTCCGGCAGTTTCAAAAAAAAACCCTCTACATCATTGTGCTTCATCCAATGCTCCATCTTCTGCTTATTGTATGGGTACTGGTAGTCTAGTGGGTTCTCCTGCTCATCAAAGTAGATGACTGTTGCCAGCTTCAGCTGCCTGGTCAGGCTCATGCTGATGTCTAGCTGCTCCTTGAGTCTGGAGGCAAGGATGCCTATCTCATAGAGCTTCTTCTCATCTTTCTTCTTGCGGTCAGTGATTAAGTTAATTAGGCCATTATTCCAGCCCTTAAGAAAGTCAGGGTTAATCTGCCAGAGTTCTTCAGTGAATATATCCCGGGCAGCTATTGCCCTCTGGAATGGCACATTTACTTCCGTAGTAAACTTGAAGTAGTTTATGCCACCGGAGGTGAAGGCAAACTCAATCTGATCCCACCGTTCTTGTGGAGCTACTCCTCTGTAATTTATTCGGCTAGCTTCTCCTTGAAAAGTAGCTTCTTCTGCAATCGGTTCAGCAGGAGGAGGCACAGATGGTTTGCGCCTAAAAAGATTAAACATAAGTAGAAAGGGTAATTAAAGATTAGATAGCTGATGACCAGGTACTGCCAAGCACCAGAGCAGAAGGGGCATTCACCCAAAGGCTTCGCCCAGTTCATAGGTAGCCTCTGGATTTGGGAGAGATACCACTGACCTAATGGGTGATCCTCCAGCAGGTAATCCAGAAACAAGGAGAAGGATGCGCTGAGTGCAGCTATGAGCAGCAACATCAGCATGCTCTGCATCGTGTGGTAGTTCGACAATGCAGCAGCCTCTACGCTTGCCACCGCAGCTAGATTCAATGTCATAGGTCAAGGGTGTCATTATTAATTGCGTTTATAGATATGATGTTAACCTCTAGGTTCGTATAGGCCACTTGAAATGTCAGGCAGATGCTGTCATGAATCTTACCATCAAGAGCCATAAAGTCAATGACCTGGTGAGTATCTGGCTCAATGAATCCTATGCTGTACTGCCCTGCGTATGCATTAAAGAAGCCCTCTGGTAAGCCTTCCATATCAAGCTCAACAAAGCCATCAATGCCAACACTGAGCAGCTGCTGAATGGCTACATTGACTCCTGGCTTAATGATATCAACCAGCACCGAATCATAGCCAATGGGAGCATAGATGTAGACAGCATCGGGGCAGCTATTGTAGGGCTGACAGATAGGGTAGCAATCATTGCAGCATAGTGCCATACTTTTCTAGATTAAAGTTGCTCGTGATTTCGGCAAAGTTACTAAAAATGAAATACCGGAAGGCATCTAGTGCATGTGACTTGTCTGGGTTCTTATTCTTCCAGCTATCAAGGCTACCCTGCCTGTCAACCTTTGCCTCCTTGAGGTCGGTGACCAGAGCAGGGCAGGCTTTCTCACTGATGGTGATCTTGGCCTTTTGAAACATTAGGATAGTTATGAGCCTGCTGGCAATGTGGCTAGGGTTACTCTTAGGCACTTGCAGCTGCATGTCTACAAGGTTGAGGTAGTTCTTGATGATTAGGTAGGCACTGATGTTGCCCTGAGTGAATGCATTCCTGGCAGCACCGGAGGCATCACCATTGATGACATACATCATGTCTGGGTACTCTTGCTTGATTGTCTGGCAGAGTGTGGATAGGTCACCTATGCGATATGTCTTTAGCACATTGATGGTGGCATAATTGGATGACTCACTTCCGTACTTGATGTATTGGCAAGCTACGCAAGTGTTAGTGACATTGAAGTCAAAGGCTAGGTAGAGTGGGTAAGCTGGATTAGCCTTGATATAGCCACCGAAGACATGCTTTGAGTAATCGAAGGTGTAGGCGAAGAGGCTCTCTCTATCCCAGACTCCCCACTGCCCAAGGGCATAGACTTCATAGTAGGTCTGGTTGACTGTCTTGAGTGCTTCCATTCTTGTGACATACTCATCATCCAGAAAGTTCAGAGCATCCCGGTAAGTGCCATGCAGTCTAAGGACTTGGTTCTGCTCCTTCTCAGGCACATCATCAAAGAACCGCTTCTTAATCCAATGGCTATCACTAACCGGGTTAAAGGTCAAGAAAAACCTCTTAGGATGCTCAGACTTACCCCTTAGTCGGAGAGTTATCTGAGTGAAGTCCTCTAGAGTCAGCTCAGTTGCCTCCTCAATCCAGATGTACTTAGCCTGGCTAAGTGACTTGAGCTTCTCAGGATCATCACATCCAAGAAACACTATTCGATTAGTGCCAGACTGAAGCTCAAGGTAGCCTGTCTTAGCCTTTACTACCTTGTCAAATCCCCATTGGCTAATCTTATTGCGGAAGTCAGCAAAGACTGAGTTTCTCAGGGTAGCAGCTACCTTTCTAATGACAAAGTAAGTCTGGTATTGGTTGGCCTTGTTGTCAATGATTTCGCTCAAGAAAATCTGAATCATTGTCTGACTCTTGCCACTTCCAGCTCCACCCCAGAGGATATTGTAGGTCTTAGGCTCAACCAGAGCAGGCAGATACTTCTGACTCCACAGCTCACCGCTGGATAGGTCATAGAGAGCCATTACTCAGCCTCAGGCTTGCGTAAGACTTTAGGCAGGATTACTTCATTAACCTGCATATTGACCTGCTCCTGGTTCATCAGGCCAAGGTCTCTGGCTATTATGTTGTGGTTGAATAGGCCACTTGCAGCCCCTTCCAGCTTGCTGGTGTAGATGGCTTGCTCTATGCGTGTAAAGACACTACCGAAATCTTTTGATTTGGTCTTGTACTCTGATAGCTTAGTCCAGCAGGAGAAGCCACAAGCAAGGGCAAAACCTTCTTTAGTCAGCAGCCTTTTTTTAGGCAGTCTCACCTCAGTTGCATCCTTGCCTCTGAAGTCTACCTCTATGAGAGGGTTCTCCTCTGCCCACTGAACATATTGCTCAAAGTTCTCAAGGATTTCCTCTGGAGTCTTGAACTTGCCATCTAGCCCATGCTTTAGCCTGAGCATCCAACATTGATTCCCTTTCGGTGCTGCCATAATATTTGTACCGGGCTAATGCCCATTGTTTTGTGATTGATTACTTCTTTTTCGCTGCCTTCTTAGCCTTCTTAGCCACAGATAGCGCAATGGCTACAGCCTGCTTCTGAGGCTTGCCTGACTTCATCTCTGTCTTGATGTTTGAGCTAACTGTCTTAGCTGAATATCCTTTCTTTAGTGGCATTGTGATAACGGTAATTTTCGCAAAGATAAGTAATTGAGCATTGCCTCGTAGATGGCCTTCTGATTGTGCCAGCGCATGAGGTACTTATTCTTATTGTCATGGCCTTGATGGTCAACAATCTTTTTGTTTAGCTGGCTAATTTTTCTTGTCAGATAGTCTATGCAGTCCTGGTAGCCTATCTCAGTGTTAATGTAGTGGTATCTCATGTCATTAATGTAAGTGCCTGTTCCTTGATAGATTTCTGGAATCATGCTAATGTGAATATTGGTCATAGTCCTTGAGCTGCATTAGTGGGGCATCGAAGTGCAAAGGTATTACTCCTGTGCTGCCTGATCTCATCTTAACCTGGTCAATGAGGCATAGGCCAGCATTAGGCATTTCGGTGCTGCCCACTTTGGTTGTGGCTGTAGGCTCAAAGTAGTACTCAGGCCGGAGCATCATCCAGATGACATCTGCATCCTGCTCAACAGAGCCAGACTCTCTAAGGTCGCTCATGAGTGGCATCTTATCACCTCGCTCATCTACTCTCCTGCTGAGCTGGCTGAGTGCCACAACAGGAATCTGTAGCTCTTTAGCTAGGAGCTTTAGACCTCTGCTTATCTCGCCTATTATGTTGACTCGGTTGGTCTCCTTTGGGTTGACTGAATTAACTAGCCCGATGTAATCAACAAATATCACTTTGATATTATGCTTGTTCTTCCACATGGTAGCCTTTGTCCGAATTTTGGAGATGTTAAGGTAGCCCTCATCGGTAATTTTAATAGGCCACTCCTTCATCCTGTTTACTGCATCATTGATTGCGCTCTTGTCATACTGGTTAAGCTCACCTTGCTTTATTTTATATGCCCAGACATTAGACTCTTGAGAGGCTAGCCTTTGGACAAGCTCATGCTTGGTCATCTCAAGGCTAAACATACCACAGCCTATGCCTTGCTTGGCTAAGTTTCTTATTAAGGAAACTACGAGAGCAGTCTTACCTTGCCCGGGTCTTGCACCTACTACTATAAGCTCGCCATTGGTCAGGCCACCGCATAGCTTATCAAGTGCAGATATGCCTGTCCGGTGTCCGGCAATCTCTCCAGGCTTACTTGTGAGCCATTGGTTAGATGACTCAATGAGCTGCTGCTTGAAGTCATCATCATTCTTGGTAATGGAAGATGCAAAAAGTGCATCAAGCTTAGTCTGGTACTTGGAGTAAATCTCAAACACATCACCAGAGTCAGCCTGAGACTCCTGCAGAAGCTGCATGCTGATGCCATATAGCTTGGCTCTAATGTACTGCTCAACTAAGTACCGACAGTGAACCTCTATATGACCAGGAGACTTGAGGCTTGAAAAGACTTGAGCAATGTACTTAATGCCTCCGGCCTCTTTGACTAGCCCAGACTTCTTAATAGTGGCTACTGTTGTCTCTAGGTCAACAGGCTCTCCGGCATCCTGCTGGGCTTGGACAGCCTGTGCTATTATGCGGTGCTTGTCTACCTGAAAGCAGTCAATGGTTGGTAATACTTGGAAAGCTGTGAGCCTATCCTCCGGAGAGAGCATCATAGCTGAGAGGACTTGCCTCTCTAGTTCGTCTTCTTCAAATTTCATTTCTTATTGGTTAGGGGTAAAATTATAGGTTTCATGAAAATGTCTGCTCTTTTGTTTCAAGTTCTGGTCAATGGCTGTCGGGGCGGCCGGAAGTTCTTGGGTTTGCTCGTTTTTTTTGTTTTTAAGTTCGAAGATTCCTTTCCATTGGTTAGCCATTGATGTCTCAATTATTTCTTCAGCTACTTGAGCATTACCAGCTGAATACTTGATAAGGTTTTTGAAGAATAGGTCAAGTGACTGCTGAGACTTGTATTTGTCATTGATTGACTTTTTATAGTCAAGCCATCTTTGAACTAGATAGGCCATCTGGCCGTAACCTGATAGGTCTAATTTACCCTTAACATTAACCTCTACATCTACTTCCTCATCCTCATCTACATCTACATTAGCTTCCACTTTGCTTGCCTTCTGCTTCGGTCTTGCTTCGGTCTTGCTTCTGCTTTGCTTCGACTTTGCTTTGCATCCGCTTTCCCACTTAGTCCTATTTGCCTGAAGATTAGGCTTTATAAGTAGCCAAAAAGGAAGTGCTTGATTAGACAATGTAGGCTCAATTCCATCAAGACCATACTCAAAAATTGCCCTAAAAATCTCAAGTTGAGTGTCATTTGGTAGCAACTTTATTGCATCATAAAAGCTCCTATAAAGGATCATGCTATCTCTGTTTTTTTCCATAAAAATAAATTTTTAAGATTGTGCTTATGGAATCATTTTTAAGCCTATTGCTTTCCCTCTTTTCCTTTTTTCTTGTTTGTATTTTAATACTTGCTTAAGAGTATTTTGTCTCTGATATCTCAGAAAGTTTCTAAAATGCTCTTTTGTAAGAAAAAAAATAATGGATTCTCCTGATTCAGGCTTGTCCTGTGTTCCTGCACTCCATATTTTGTTTTCTTGAAGCCAGTTTGCAAACTCATTACTATAATATGAGTCAGAGATGTCATTTAAAATAGAATTTGTGCTTGATGGAATTAATTCAACCTTTCTTGCCCATCTTAAAAGATTGAGCATTTTATCATGTGTATCATTCAACATAAAAACAAAAACCACATCCGGCTTTCCCTGTTACGACCAGCCAAGAGTAAGGCTGACAGGTACTGACCGAATGTGGCTTTTAATTTCTTCATAACTCTTTACTAAACCGGGGTCGTAATCCGGGGCTTTCGCCTGCACAAATATATAACTACATTCTTATAGCCCAAACAAAAAGAACTGTAATGGCTAGGCCATAGCACATCAGCACTATGCCAATGGTTGTCCAGGCATTGTGATGCCTCTTAGACTCAAGCAAGTCATCGGTAAGCAGATCATGCTCAACCTTCCAAAAGTCAAGGTCTTCATTGAGCTTTTCAATCTCCTTACGGAGGGCAGCATTAGTCTCCTTGTGGTAGTCTCTTGACCGCCTGTGATTGTCAGAGTGCCTCTTGCAATCAGCAAGCTGGGTCTGAAGTGTCTGAAGTTCTGTCATTGGTTAGATTTTTTTTTGCAAATATTTTGTCAAATAATGACAAACACAAGAGGACTACAAAAATAATTATATGAACCCACAGCCAGAAGAGCCAGAAGTGCTGATAGTTAGTCATCTAAAGAGCATTAATGTGTTCTTGAACCACCACAGTGAAGCTGCCTTGCGGAGCTTGGCAGTGGCTACCTTATCAAGCTCATAGCCTCTAGAGAGCATCTGCTCAATGATGTACTCATTAGTCTGGCAATTGACATGACCATCACCATCCTGCCCAGGGATTGCCCAGCTTAGCAGGATTAAGCCCGGTCTAAAGCAGTGCCTGCATAGGTTGCCTATAAATGTCTGCTCAAACTCTGCCGGGATATGCTCACCTACTTCTAGGCTCATCACACAATCAAAGCCTTCATCAAGGTCTACATGTTGAGACAAGTCCAGCACCGAACCTAGACCACCTGATAGCTCAACAGTGTTAGGGTTGCCATCATAGGCTTCGCAATAAATGCCATGCCTCTTGAATAGCCTGACATAGTCAGCCTTTCCACAGCCAAAGTCTACCAGAGTTTCTACTCCTTCTTTTTTCAGCAGCAGCAGGATAGCATTGGCAAGCTTACCATCATAGGCATGACCTATGCCTGTTGAGTTCTCCCAGAATCCTTTTTCATTGATTTTCATAGTACCAATCTATCATAGTGATTACTTCATCTAGTGACCAGCAGACAATGACTAGCCAATTCTTATGGACTAATTTATCCATTACTTCCATCTGGCTCTCTGAGGGCTTGTTGTAGCCTACCTTAAGCTCAATGGCCAACCCTGAGTAACCTCTGCGCTGATCTAGCACCATACAGTCAGGTATGCCTGCCTTTACTCCCATGCCCTTGAGCTTACTTGCCTCAATAGCATTCCTGCTGCCACCATTCGGGCAGTGAAACCAGAACGCACCTATAGTGTCTAGGTATCTGGCTACTGCCTTCTGGAAGTTGTCTTCTGTGCCTACATACTTCTTGAAGTCTGGGTTAGGCTTAATAGGTTCTTGAATTAGCATTTCGAAAAATATGCCTGGCATTATTTTTTTTGCAGTTACTTTTGCAAACCTAACCCAAAAGAATGGACTTATGGGTGACTTCAAAAAAATCTAACCAATAAAATGGACTTATTGAAAGTGTCAGACTTCTGCCGGAAGTATCAGCTACCTCCTCACCGATTCACCAGGTACAAAAGGCTCTTCCACACTCAGCAAGTCGAGGGCTATGTCAAGCCCTGGGTAAAGGTTGACAAGTATAATCTGGAGATGGTGGCTGACATTCTAGAACACACAGGCACAAGGAGGCGCAGGGATAGACTTAGCCTGGAGGACTTCTGCCAGAAGTATGGCATCAGTGACCAGTACTTCTCCAAGGTCTGCCACAGGCTACAGCTGGAAGATCATGAAGGGCAGATGATGATAGTAGACAGCACAGTCAATGTGGCTCTGATGAGGCATGGAAGGCTTTTTCGGAGCAATCTGAAAAAAAAGTAAAATATTTTTGCAGATATATTTGCAGATATAAAAACTAGCCTTACCTTTGTCTCAACATTTACCAATAACAATTATGAAAATTTCAGAAGTAATCGAAAAGCTGCAAACACTCCAAGACAAGTATGGAGATTATGATGTAAATTTTTTTGTGAAAGACCATTACTCTTCAAGAGGTCATGGAATGGATTTTAATGTCATGTTTGATAGAGGAGGATATGGATACTTAGTTCACAATGATTCACAAGAAATAATGCTAACAGCTTTTTCACTTAAAAGTGAACTTGGAACAGGCAAACAATCAAAAGTTACCTTTAGAAAATAATCAAACCAGGGAGGGGCAACCCTCCCATTTTTACCTACCAATAAACAATTACAGACATGACAACAGCAGAAATTTATGACCTGGTTCAAGACCTCCGGTCGCAAATCGCCCTCATTCAGAATCAAATTGAGAATGAGACACTAATAGTTGAGGAAGGAAGTATTGATGCCTACCTCTGGGATGTTCAGCAAGCACTTGGCAGCATCATTTCAATGATTGAACCTAACCCTTACCTGTAATCATGAAAGACTTTCCGCAAATGCCACTCAAGGATCAGTTCATCCTGCTGGGCAAACTCTTCGCAGTGTGGATACTCTGCGCAATCGTACAAGCACTTTAATTTTTACTAATAAATAAACCAATAGAAGTATGGCAATTATCGCTAAATCTACCGGAGAAAGCACTCAAAGAGAGCTAATCCCTGCTGGCACTTATGTAGCCAGATGTTACTCAGTTGTTCACCTTGGTCATGTGACTCAGAAGTACATGGGTGAGGAGAAGGTAGTAGACCTAGTTAGGTTTACTTGGGAACTTCCCACAGAGCTTAAATGCTTCAATCAAGACAAGGGCATGCAGCCCTGCGCAATTAGCAGAGAGATGACATTCAGCCTGAATGAGAAGTCAAACCTCAGAGCCATGCTTAATGCCTGGAGAGGTAAGGCACTGACAGAAGAAGAGGCAAAGGCCTTTGACTTAGCCAAGTTGCTTGGTCAGCCATGCATGATTAATCTCATCCATCAGCCATCGAAGAGCAACCCAGAGCGAGTCTATGAGCGCATTGCTGCTGTGCTGCCAATGATGAAAGGCATGTCATGCCCTCCGCAAGTCAATCCAAGCATGGAGTTTAGTGTGCTGGATTTTGACCGCCCTAAGTTCGAGTCATTGCCATCGTTCCTTCAGGAGATGATAGTTGGCAGCAAGGAGTATCAGGCAATGATGAAAGCCCCTGCTCCTGCTCCGGCAGCACCAGTGCGAACTGGTTATGAAGACAAGCATGGTCATGTTGTGACCAATGCCACAGAACAGCGCATGGATCAGATTGAGGACTTTTCAGATGTACCGTTCTAATGGCTACTCTTTGGCAACTAACACAAGAAGAACTCTCCTTCATCTCAATGATGGAGGAGAACGGAGGTGAGGTCACTGATGAGATCATGGAAGACCTTGCCATCCGCAGAGACAACTTCCAGACTAAGGCTGAAGCCTATGCCAAGTTCATCCTGAAGCTGGAATCTGAGGCTGAGCAAGCTGCTGCTGAGATTAAGCGCATACAGGCACTCAAGAAGGCCAAAGAGAACACTGTTGCCCGGCTCAGAGATACACTGCTGGCTGCTCTCATGGTCTTCACTGAGGAGGATTCAAAGGGCATCAGTAGGTATGAGACTCCACTTGCCAAGCTCAGCACACGCAAATCACAATCCGTTGAAATACTTGATGACACTG